CCGGAAAGTCCGTCACGTCGGTATCTTTCGGCACCGAGAGCCGCACGGCGTTGAGGCCGTACGTCGCGTTACCGAGCCAATCGGTCACGATGCGCACGGCTTCTAAGATCACGGCGCCGCCTGTGCTACGCGCACGGTGAGAATGTCGCCATTCTCGCGCGGCATCGGCCGCCCGCGCACGATGTACGTGTCGGCGCCCACGAGGATCGTGGTGCCGTCCTCAACCGCCGTGAGCGTGCCGGCGGCGAAGTGTACGTTGCGTGTCCGTACCGTGACCGGCTCGCCGGTGCCGTCGTCGACCAAGTCCTCTTGATCGTCGAGCAGCCCCCACGTTTGCGCCGTGCCCACCGTCAGCCGCTTGGCGTCCGGGGCGAGTCGGAAATTGTTCAGCGCCATGCGCCGCGTGTCCATCGGCATTAGCGCCCCGCGCGTCGGCGATGGCGCGGCACCCCGCGATCCATGCGCCGCGCAACCTCGTCGAGCACCACGGCCACCGAGTCGATCGGCGCCGCGGGCGGCATCACGTCCGGCATCACGGCGCGGCCGTCGGCCAACATAGCACGCGCCTCCCACGGTTGCGCGTCGATGACGTCGCCCGCCTGATGACCGAACGTGAGCCGGACCAGCATTAGTTAATCCGCGCCGAGGTCTGCGGCGTCTGCGCGTAGGTCGGCGTGAGGATCACGCGGGCCGACGTGATGTTGGCCGCGTTGCTCGCGCCGGTCACGATGCGAATGGCATCGAAGCCGCCGGCGAGGTCGAGCGTCGCGGGATCAATCACGAACCGGATCGTCTTGCGCGTGAGGGCCGCCGACGTGGTGAAGGCCACGGCGTCGGTCTGCCGCGTGAGCACGTCGCCCGAGGCGCCGCCCACGTCCTGCGACGTGAAGATGGGCACGTTCACGGTGAGCGCCTTGGCGCCCGTGCCGTCCACGGCCGTGCACTGCTGCAGCGTAAGGGCGATGGTCGCCGCGTTGCCCTGGTTGATGCTGGCCTCGACGATGGCGAGGCTAAAGTGCTTGAGCGACACGGCGTCGCTGTTGCGCCCTGCCGCGTCTGCGGCCGGCGCCATCACGTCCACCACGTGAATCATTTCGGGAAAAACACGCATCGGTCTGTTGCCTCAGATACGAAGGGAAGCCGGAGGGGTCGTCGTGACCCCTCCGGTCAATCAGTTAGCTGCGGGCCGCGAGGGCGATGTACGGCGACATGGTGTCGCTGCCCTTAAACGGCGTGAGCGGCACACGCGTGCGCGGCGCGCCGTTGACCCGCCACGTGAACTTCATGAGCTGCCGGTCGCGCGTGAACTCAACGTGCATCGAGGTCGCTTGCTTGATGCCGCCCTTGGCGATGAGCAGGTAATCCGAGAAGTTGGCGAACACGAAGTCACCGACGGTGCCCTCGGCGCTCGCGTATTCCACCGGGACGATCGGACGGCCGTAGATGGCGCCGTTCGGGAACTCTGCCAGAGAACCCGGCATCACGAACATCGGATGCGAGGCACCCGCCGTGCCGGCGGTCGAGGTCAGGATCTTCGCCCACAACTGCTGGTTGATGAAGAAGGCCGACCCGGGCAACATGCGCGCCGGCATGCGGGAATACATCTTGGCGGCGTTCACCCAGATGTTCCCCGATGTGTTGGCGATCGTTTGCGAGGCTTCAATGGCCACCGTCACCAGCGCGCCGGACGCGATGGCGCCGAGCGGCTTGCCAGCGCCGTCGCCTTCCCACACGGCCTGTTCCGCGACAAACCGGAGCTCTTCGGGCACCTGCTCGTTAAGAAAAGACACCAACGCAGGGCCGTCCTCGATCTGCTCTTCGGTGAGCTTCACCAGCGCGCCGAGTTTCTGGAGCTTAAGATCCAGCTGCCGCGTCGCGGCCTGCGACTCAACGTACGTGCCGTCTTCGGCCAACCAGTAGCCGCGCACGCCGCCGTTGCGGGCGCCGTTGGTGCGGGCCTCTTCCTTCACCAAGGTCTCCACGTAGCTGTTGCCCGTGGTCACGGGACGCGTCGAGACGCGAGACAGGATCTCGCCGCCCGTCATCGTGGCTTCAAGGAACTGCTGCACGACCGGCGCCGGCACCGCAAAACCGCCGTCTTCACCCATGAGCGTATTCTGAGCACGCGAGGCCGACAGCCGCGCGTCCACATGGCCACCACGGCCGGCCGACACCACGGCGCGGAAGAAGTCCGCGCCATCCGCGCTCCACGGCGCATCGCCCGCACGATCGCGGCCGACTTCGATCACCGGCGCCGCGCTAGACATCGGGGCGCGAGCCTCGGCCTTGCTGCGCAACGTGGCCAACACTTCCGCGCGGGCGTTGTCCACCGACACGTTGCCCACGATCCACTCGGCCGCCTTCTCAGGCATGCCGCCATTCGTTGCCAGCGCCGCCAGCTCGGCCGCGCGTGTGTCCGGAGTCAGGGCCACGCCCCGCTCCGACTGAATCACATCCGTCATTCTCGACTCCGTCGAAAGGGCCGGGCCACCACCGGCCAGTCTATCGAGCGGCGCGCCGGATGCGCTCCGCCCCACACCAACGGAATAATCCGCTGGTACTGCCACGCTCGACGCCTCATACAGCGTCCAGCCCGTGTACCGCCGCGTGATGGTTCCCGCGGCGTCCTTGGTTTGCGTGTACACATCCCCCGGCCAATAGCCGATGGAGATCTTTTTCCGAATCCCCGCGCGCATGTCTTTGAACACCCACTCGGCCTCGGGATGCGAGCCGGGACGCGCCACACCACGCGCCACGCGATCGTCACCAATCGTCACAGCGTCGATGAGTCCGATCTGCGCCGACAACGTGTGGTCGAGGCAGAAGGGCAAGCCGTCGGCCGCGTAGCTCAGATCAATCGCGTCGGGGCTGTGGTCGAGCACTTCCATGTAGTACTCGCCCGTGCGCCAGTCGTAGCGCTCCACCGGCGCCTCGGACGACAGCGCCACGGCCACCGGTGCCATCTCCTCGATCTCGTCGGCGTCGTCCGACTCGTCGCCGTTCTTCATCGGCTTCTCGTCGTCGTACGCGCGCGACACCACGACCTCGCGGTACCGCACGCCGGCCGGATTCTCGGCCGTCGCGGGCTGGCGTCGCTGTTCGTCGTACTTGGTCATGCGGTCCCCTTCCGGAGCGGCAACACGCGCCCCGTGGTTGTGGTGGTGTCCTCGGTGTCGTCCGCCGTTGGCGTCGTCACTTGGACGGCCAGCGGCACCGATTCGAGCGTGATGCCTTTCAACAACGCGTACGCCTTGGCGTCGGCGATCTCGTCGATCACTTCGTAGAAGTCGCGCCCTTTCTCGGCACAAATGCGTTGTGGGCTCGTGGTGCCCATGTTGAGCTCCATCGCCGCCGCCGTGGCGTCCTTGACGGGATCAATCCACGGCCAGCCGGTGCACATGAACGTCGCGAACTGCGTCATCTGCGCCGCGTCATACGGCACCACACCGAGCGCGCCCGTGATCGACGCCATGCGGACCCAATCCGCGAACGTCGGCGCGAGGAACTGCTCCACGAGCAGGTCTTGTTGGTGCATCTTGCTCTGCGCCATCTCGCGCAGCCGGTCGGTGCGCATGCTCGAGAAGTTCACGTCGGACAGGTCGCCCGTGAGGCTGGCATAGCTGCGGCCGAAAGCGCGCGCGATGCCGCGTTTCACGACCTTCATGAAGTTCGAGAAGTTCGCCGTTGGGTGCTTCGGCTCCCACGCTTGGAACTCGTAGCCGCCAGGGAGCACCCGCGCCGCGCCGGGCTCCGCTTCCATGACCAGCGGCACCACGTTGCCGTCCGCATCGCGCGGCGCCTCGATGCCGCCCGACCCGTCCTTGTTCACGAAGAAGCCGCCCTGCGCCGCCGCCAACAAACTTTGATATAACTCGGCCTCGGTGTAGCGGTCGCCGAGCTTCCACTGCACAAGCGCCGGCGCGAACCACGGCACCCCACGCCGCTGCGCCACGCGCGTGCGCTTGAACACATGGCGCACGTCGTCGGCCGGCAGCACCAGCTTCACGCGTCCGGGCAAGCTCGGATGGCGGTCCCAGATATGGTACGCC